GGCACGAGCATCTCCGCCTTCATCAAATCGTTTTACTTTACGTTTGGTTGCCATGTGGTGCTCCTAGCATTTCCATCTTGCCAAGGAAGCCGCCTTACGGGTGGGCTTGCCCTTCTCATCCTTCATCGGCCCCGGCATACCAGACATGCGGGCGCAAAACGAGTCCTTGCGCTTGCCGCCTTGTGGCTGGGGAGCCTTGAGGTTGCTGCCTGTGGCTGCGTTGTACTTGGCACGGCCCTTGGCAGTCAAACCCGCTCCCTTGGAGACGGGTAGCTTCTCGCCACGACCAACTGCAAGAGATGGATTCTTAGCCATAAAACGCCGTAATTCCCGTGACGGAACCCGTACTCAAAGTCAAGTAGATGTTGGTTTGGAAGAGTATTCCTTCACCCGGTACGCCAATGTAGTACGAGTTAGGATTTGAATTGGATGGAATGTCCATCTGAAACAAAATAGTTCCAGTAGAACCCCCATCACGAAACTCAAAAGTTGCGGCAGTGCTGGCTACGGGAGCAACTACAAAACCTTTCAGCCGTGAACGCCCAGCAAATATACTTCCAGCCGCACTTAAATGCGTGCTCTTAACGTCTGTCTGTTGCATAACTAATCTCCTGTAAAACAGGGGCCGAAGCCCCTGAGACTAATTACTGTTGAATAGCAGGAGGCGATTGCACACCAGTGGAGTCAGCAACAGCATACACGATTGTGTACTGCACCGTACCAGCCGTCACGTCAGCAACAGTGGGACTCAACGCTGCTTGAATGGTTACGTCCGTAGAACCAACACCAATACCGTTAGGGGATGCGGTGCTTGTTGCGCCAGCCCAGTTAACCAGTTTGGCAGCGGCGTTAGTGTTAGCCAAACGACCTTGGGAAGTGATGTCTGAAGAAGCCCAGAACAACGCAGTAGAGGCGGAAGTGCCAATCACCACGTTAGCTGCGGTAGAGCCAGTGAAGGCTACCAAGGTGTCAATGAAAATATTGACAATTTGCGCACCAGCGGGGATGGTGAACAGGGTCGTAGTAACAGTAGATGCGGCTACAGCATTGGTGTAGTTTACTTTTTTAGTCTGGGAGACTAGGGTAACGCCGGTGTTTTGAATGGTTCCAGCGGTAGTCCCACTGGTGTTTTTGACCGTGCCCAAGAGCCAAGGGCCAAGGTGAGTAGCGAATCCCATGATGAGTCCTTACATACAAGTATGGCGCATCAATCGGTATGTCGTCCAGCCGGGACTGGTTTGATGCACCGGTAACCCCGGAATGAGAGCAATATACACCAAAAAGAAAAGGGGCACAAGGCCCCTTTTCTCAGTCCTTTTAGGACGAACCGGGAGAACCGAAGATTCCCAGTGGGTCAGACCAACCGAACGAATAACGCTCGCGGGCCTTGTAACGGACGTTGCCGGTATCAAAGTCGCCGTCCATGCTATTGGTCAGGGCCATACGCTCAAAGTGCTTCATACCGTTAGGCACGTCAGTGGTCAGATACCAGCCGTTAGCGTCTGTCAAGAAGTGGTTGACAGTGTAACCTTCTGGGATAGAACCATTGTTCTTCAGTGCGTTGATATCGTTGTCGGTAGTGCCAACGCGGAGGCTGGTTTCCAACAGACGGGTAGCAACGAACATCAGATTGACGGGGATAATCAGCTTGCGAGGCTTGGCTGCAATCAACAGACCCTTCTCATCAGTCCAACCAGCGATTTGAATAACGGCGGCTTCCAAGGAAGTCTCGTTTAAATCAGCGCCAGTGGAAGGACGATTGCTGTTGGTTCCGCCATTCACCAGAGGGTGAGCGGTGCTGAACAACGAAACGCCGTCGCCGCCAATGTAATTGGAAGAGAAACCGTTGTTAATGACAGCAGCAGCTTTAACCTGCTTGGTGTACGCCATACCACGAGCCAAGGCCTTGGTGTAGCGGGCAGACAGACTGTCATACAGGTTGTCTTCCACAGCTTCCTCAGTGATGGAGAAGCCCAGCGCAATGGTTTCGTGGTTGTAACGGGAAGTGAAAGCTTCTTGCGCATTGTCATAAGCAATGGCAGAACCCTCATTCTTGACCGGTGCAGCACTAAAGCCAGCGAGTTTGGTTTCTTCTTCAAAGCTACGCTCCGACTTCTCGGTCTCATAGATTTCCTTGTGCTCTTCGCCGTAGCGGGCATATTCCAGACCAAACAGGGCGTTAAGTCCGGGAAGGAGTTCCTTCAATAGTTGTGCGCGTGAAATAGCCATGATTTAGCTCCTTATGCACCGGTGGCAGAGTAGTAACCGTGCAGACCTTGGTTGAACTTAACCAAGATTTCGGGATACTGGGTGAAGACAACGGTTGCTCCGTACACGCCTGAGTTCAAAGTGAACGACGCTGCTTGGTCAAGCACAACGGAGGTTGCGCCAGCGGCTGCTGCGGTTTTCACAAAAGAACCAGTCTGTGCAACTTGACCACTGGTGGTCAACACAGAAACGTCCGTACCAATTGGCAATGCGTAAGGCAGAGCACTAACAGTCAGGGTAGTAGTACCCGAACTGAAGGTGGCAGTACCCAGATTCACTGCGGTCTCTGCAACCAGACCAACCATGCGCAGAGGCAGAGTGGTGGTAACAGGAGTGTCCGTAGGAGCCAGAACAGCATTGGCAGAATTGCCGGTGTTGGTGCTGCCGGTGTTGTTGATGGCTGACAGGTTAGTGCCAATCATCGCCATAGCGCCAGAAGCAACGGTAGTGCCGGTATTGCAAACAACCGCCTTGAACACAGCATCCGGGTCATCAAAGATATAGGCTTGGCAGTCACCGGCAGCGGTGCTTGCGGGCCAATACTGAGAGAACAGCTTCTGCTTAGTCGTGGGGTTGGTGTAAGTGCAACCCAAGAAGATACCGACGGTCTGATTCAGACCACTGCCAGCAGCAACAGAGGCGCGTGTGGCAAAGCCACGGGATAGGACAACAAAATCACCGTAGAAGATGTTGGTCGCATAGCCATATTGGATGGGGTACATGCGGGTGGAACCTGCAAATACTTGACCGCCAATTAGGTTCTGCGGCAACAGCCCATAAGGTGCTGATACAACAGGATAAGCCATAAAGGACTCCTAAAATAAAGTTTAAAACCGTCCACGCGTTGAACTGGAACGTTTGTCCATAGTCAACGGCATTCGCGGGTCACTCTGACGCATAAAACTATTGTCTACCGCTTCCATCTGTGCTTGTGATTGCCCGGTGAAGTACTCAGACATGCCTTCAGCGATTTCAGTGGGTATCTTGCAGAGCATGAGACCACCAATTTCAATATTGCCTGTCTTTTCGTTACCTTGAAGCATTAGCTCCGGGTAATCAACTGCCTTACACGGAACATATCCGTCTCTGAGTTTGCGAGACATATTCGTTGGTTCAATTTGACCAAGAAGATGAGTCATAACCCAGCGGTGTGTGAAACCGGGGATAGGGTTCGGGTCTGGCAATGCGCTAGAGGGCCGATAAACAAAACGAGCACCTTTTTCACGGGTGGATAGGTCACGAGAATCACGAGTTGCCATTTGCGGCCTCCAATTTAGCTACTTGAGCAGCGTATTGCTGCGGGGTTAATCCAAACTTCTTAGCCAATGCCATAGCAGTGGTAGTCATCTGAACCTTTTTTGCGCCCGATGAACGAGCAGCGGGTGCAACAACCGAAGTAGGTCGTCTGGAAGACTCTCTAGACCTCTCATTCCCAAATACCTCTGGGAACTTGTCTCGTACGCGAGTATCTATAGTCTCAAAATACTCGTCACTGCGCGGGTCTACACCCGAATTCACTAGTTTTTGGTGCAGCCCTAGTGAGTAGCTGGTAACTTCTTCAAATCCCTCAGAACCAAACCACTGGTTTTTTGCTTGCCAGCGCAAGGTTTTGGCATCTGCCTTGGTTTCAGTTGGCTGTTGGACTTGTCGCGGGGCCTCTTCACGCTCCTCCTGACGGATTTGCTGTCGAGAGCCCTTGATAGCGGCGATTTTCATCTTCGCTTCAAGCAACGCTTCTTGCGCCGCCAGTATAGCATCAGAATCAAATGCCTCTTGGGCAACTTTATACTGCTTCCGGGCGTTTTCTAGCTCGTTTTCCGCCAATTGGGCGGATTGCTGCTGGAATTGCTGGCTTCCATCGCTGACATGCTTACGTAATTGTTGATTTTCAGCAACAACTTGCCTTGCCATGTTCTCAAGCTCCAGCTTTTCACGCATGAGAGCTTCTTTTGCACGTCGTTCGTCGTGTCGGGCGTGGGTTAATTCCTTAATCCGCACCTTAACCTTGTCACCGTATGAGGCAATTTCCTCATCGGTGGGGTCTTCAACCTCTTTATCCAAGGCCTTACGGCCTCGGTCGGCTGGAGGTGTGTCGTCTACGACTTCAATTTCAATATCATCCGCAGTGGATTCAATCTCAATTGTCTTTTCGTCTTCTAGTTCATCCGGGAACTTAAATTTTTCCATGATTTCTCCTTAGGCGTGGGTGATTCCACGAGGGTCTTGCACAACACCTTCCACTTGGTCATCGTTGATGTAGCGCATTTCCTGACCGTACATCTTGAATCGCGTACCTGAGTACGTGCGAACCATGATGAAATCTCCCTGCTTGCACCAAGGGCCGCTGGGGAATTTCTCTTTGTCGGAATATGCGTCTGGGCCAACTTTGACCACAAACAAAACTGCTGTGGTTACTTCTTCACGCTTCATCATGTCTTTCGACTTGAGGAAGTTAGTACCTTCAATCGTTTCTTCGATTGCTGGCAATACACATAACAACTTGTATCCAGAGGGTTCTGGAAGCTGCTTGGCTTTCTCTGCGTCTGTCATTGAGGCATCAGGTTTTTCTGACGTTTGGATTGGCGCGGGCATTACTACCCCCGGAGGCAAAATGATATTACTCATCTGAATCTTCAGCTTTCTTTAGCAAGGCCAATAGGTGGGACTCTGCGATGGCTAGGCCTTGAATCACCCCGCACAGTTTTTTATACTCATCAAAAGACGCACAGGCCCCACCAGCCAAGTCGTCTGCGTAATTGTTCATGTCAATGCGTATTTGTTCGCGCAATACGCGGGCGAAGTTTTGAATCATGTTTCACCTTGGTTTGTTTGACCCATTTGGTTTTGGTCTTTAGCTATTTGAGCGCCGAGCTTTACTCCGGCGTGTTCTTGGTCAAACTTTTGCTTGGCTTGGGATTCCCGAATAGAAGCTCCAGTTTTGACACCTTCCAACTGCATACGAGCAGCAGATTCTTCTTTGCGCAGGTTATTAGCGTCTGCTTTGGCAGAGGACTCCAGAACCATGCGTTGTTTCTCTAGTTCAAGCTTTGCCTGTTCAATTGCAAAATCTTGCTGAACCTTCTGGGCTTCCAGTTGCAGACTGCCTTGTTTCAGTTGAAGCTCTTGCTGCTGCATCATTACCATTGGGTCTTGAGCTTGCTGTTGAGCTTGTTGCTGTTGGGCTTGCTGTTGGTTGGTCTGTAAAGCCTGTTGAGCAGCCTGTGCCATCATTCCAGACAGAGCCTGTTCAATCTGCGGTGGGAGGTCTTCATCCTCTGGAGGTAGAGTCAATCCCAGTTGAGCTTCAATTTGCTGTCGGTATTGATAACCTGCATGTTCTGCAAGGTGAGCCATCATGGCTGCTTGGATTGCAGGGGCACGGGGATTCTGTCCAATGGTTGCCATAATCATTGGGTCTTGCAGCATAGCCATATGCACTGCAATATGTGATTGGTGGTCTTGATTCAGGAATGCCTTGACGGGCTCTCCTTTTAGGACTGCCATATTCTCCGTAACGGGGTCACGGGGTTTTTGGTCGTCTGGGAGCTTGACTAGCTTCTCTGCGTTCTTAATTCCCAAGACCTCTAACATCCGACGGTGGAGTTGTGGCATGTCATAGATGTCGGGAGCCATCTGCGCCATTTGAATCACGGCCTGATACTGAACCACCCGCTGGCTCATCGTGGCTGCGTTAGGGTCGCTTACGGGGATGATTTCCACGTAGTCGTAGTCAGCCTTCTTGGCACTGCGATTGGATGTGTCTGGGTCGTAGTCGTAGTTGGGGTCTGTGTAGTCTGCAATGATTTCAGCAAGGAGACCCAGTTCCTGTTTAAACGTGTAATGCAGGCGGGCTTGTACTGCCGTCATCACCTTCAGTTGACGTTCCAGAATTGCCAGAGTTGTACCGACCGGGGATTGGGCGGACATGTCGCTGACCTTGATGTCTGCTGTCGCCGCAAACCTACGGCCTTCATCCACGATGGTTCCCAATAGGGCTGCGAGGACTTGGCTAGGTTCTTTGTAAGGCAGGGGCAGGATGTTGTCCCGCAGAGCCCCAGAACCAATGTCCACATCCCGGAACTCTCCCGGCTGGATGGGGGTGTCATCTCCTTTAATCCGTAGACCACGGGACTTCAATCCTCCCGGAAGGTTGGACAGCGTTCCTGCATCGATAAGCTGACGCATGATGCTGGTGGCGCTCTTGGCGAATCCACCGATGAGGTGGAACAGACCAAATCCGTATGCACCGAATCCGGGGATGTATTGGTAATGGACGAAGTGTTGGCGCTTTAAACGCAGCTCGTCGTCCGGTTCCCAGTTGCGGCGGATAGCCAGAACATCGTTTGTCCCCTTGATGAAGGTTACGACGTAGGGAAGTCCAATCTCTGTCTCTTCTCCTTCAGAGTTGGTGTCCTCATATCCGGGGATGTCTAGGTCTGCGTGAACCTCGTAGATGGTGTAGCGGTCATCGTTTAAATCACTAAAGCCGGTCTCTTTGTCCTTGGCCTGCTTGATGTCGCTTCTTTCTTTTGTTGGTTCACCCAACTCCACATCCCGATAGAAACCGCTCTCCTGCAATTTCATAATCTCGTTCTTGGTCTTACGCATGACATGCGTTAACCGGTAGCAGGTGTCTAGGTCGGTCGTTCCATAGGGGAGGATGATGTCCTCTGCGGGGACAAACATGGAGACCTGCCGTCCCAGATTAGGGTCGTAGTAGACCTTCTTGAACGCAGAACCTGTTGCGGGGAGACTCCACAGCATCCGCTCATGCTCAGGGCGGAATTCACGCATTACCTCGGTGAGTTCATAGTTCATGTCTTCCTCAACACGAACTGCTGCTTCCTTCTTCTCTGGGGTTTCTTTACCGATAATTTTTGTACGTACAGGCCCTTGGGCCGGGAACATCTCAGTGATTGTTTCTGACTGGAACCGTACAACTGCCTCGGTAATCATGGGGTGGAACACTCCCGAGGCTCCTTGCCACGGCTCTGTTCTTTCTTCAAACTGGAGGCCGAGTAGCTTTAAACCATCGGTGTAGGCCTTCTCCCAGTCTTTACGACTGTTGCGGTCGTTGTCAATGTCTTCTTCCAAGTCACTAGCAATGGACTGGAGGTCTCCATCGTCTATAAGCTCTGCAAGGTTTTGACCAAACTCATCCTCATCTTCCCCACCGATAGAAATGTCCATATCCCCCATGTGAATATTCACTGCCTCGGGGTCAACAATCTCAATCTCAATGGGTTCCTCATCTTGGGCTAGTTGCTCTATGCCCATCGGCGCTTGGTACAAACCCTTATCTACATTGGTAGCCATATACGTCCTTAGTAATATTCATACTTGCGACGGAAGATGGGCTCATCATCCTGTTCGTCGGAAGCAATCTGGATAAACCCACCTTGTCGGAACCTCATCAATGCTTGGCTGCTTGAGTCCACCAAGTCATCGTTATCGCCATTTGGAAATGCTGCCATTTCCTCCATAACCTCGTCTGCATCACGAGAGCCGGTACACCAGACAATCCCAGAGGCAAACAGGTCTGCAATAGAGTTTACACGGCTAATTTTGTCGTTGCCCTTACTTGGGGTGTACTCCGACAGGGGCACACCAATCTTGCGGAGTTCATAAATCAGAGGAGCGCCTGCGGCTCTCTTCTCAATAATCAGGGTGTCTGGTTCCCATTGTTTGTATAAATCTAGGGCAAGCTTCTTTAACTCCGGGAATTCCATCCTGCGTTTAAACGCATCGAGGAGGATGATGTTGGTCTGGTCTTTACCGTTGGTGTCCGGGTGGTCAAAGACCCCCCAAGTCGTACAGGCGGAGTAGTCAGCACGGTTGTTCTTTTCAAAGGCGGTGTCCCAAGACTGGATGATGTAGTCACAGAAGGGGAGCTTGTCCTGCTCCCAAATCCTCCATTGGTCGCGCTTGATGATTGCACCCTCATTACCTGTGGGGTTCTGTTGGTACTGCGCTTCCCACTTGGCTACGGGAATCTCAGCCTTGATGGCCTCCAGTTCCTTCTTTGACCAGAACGCAGGCCACAGAGGAGTTCCTGATGGAAGGATTGCGGGAAACTCAATGACTTCCCAGTCGTCAACCCCATCACCGCCGGACTTCTTCAGAATCTGCCCGGTCAGGTCTCTCTTGGCCCACCGGGTCATCACAATAATAATTGCCCCGTTAGGCTGTAAACGCTGACGAGGCCCGGAGGTGTACCACTCATAGACTTGGTCAAACACCGCAGGATTGTTCTGCTTTGCCTCCTGCTCTGAATGGGGGTCATCAATGATGAGCAGGTCAGCACCTTTACCGGTCACTGCACCACCTACACCAATAGCGAAATAGTCACCACCTTTGTCGGTGTTCCACCTTCCTGCCGCTTTAGAGTCGCTCGACAGCTTGGTCTGAAATATCTTCTGATACGTATCTGACGAGACCAGATTCCGTACCTTACGTCCAAATCCCGTAGAGAGTTCTGCGGTGTGAGCAGTCTGAATAACCTTTTTCTCAGGGAACTTCCCCAAGAACCACGACGGCAGAAGGAATGATGCGAACTCTGACTTGGTATGCCGGGGAGGCATATTGATAATCAGTCTCTTCAGCTCTCCTCTGGCTACCCTCTCAAAAGCATCTGCCATGATTTGGTGATGCTTCCCAGAGATGAAGATAGGCCACATCTCTTTGACAAAAGGAATAAATGATTCTTTACATCTCTCTACCCTATCCATCTCCAACAAGGTTGTAATCTTGACTCTCTCCGCCGCAGGAACTTTATCCACGATGCTGAGGTAGTCTTGAACTTCCTTATGGGTCAGGAGAGTCATAGACGGGAAATCTCCTGCACTGACCTATCTACAAGCCGGATTGAATGGAACTTGTAGGGCTTTAGGTCTAGGAGACCTTCATCCCGCAGTCTATGCACAATACGATGAATATTGGACTTAGAGCTCATGCCGACACCCTTGGCGATAACCTCATAGCTAGGAGACACACCATGACTCCTGATGTGGCTCTTGATGAATTCCAGTACCTTCTGTTTGCTCATGTGTGTAGTTTAAACGTTTTTCAGAACGTTCGCAAGTGATGTAAACGCTGGTGTAAACGCTGGTAAGAACGTTCGCATCTTTATGCAAATTTTTATATATACCCCCGGGGTGTAGTGTTTGGAGGACAAGGGGGTGGGTGGGTAAGAATCGTTTGAGTGGAATAGAGCGTAACGCAAAGCTGGGTCGATGCCGGGCCAAAGAGGGTGGTGGGGGTACGGTGGGCTCACCCTAGAGGCCCCCCTGCCGTGTAAACGCACCCCATCGATGCCAGCACTACTGCTTGAGCAGCTTGAGATGCCCTGCCAGTGCCTGCTTGAGTTGCGCTGCACTTGGTGCTGGTGCTTCCTGCGGTGCTGCTGATGTAAACGCACCTGATGCACGTCCTAGCAACTCCAGTGCTTTTAAGCGGCTACCCTCTTGCTTCGCTCCCTTACTCAATGCAATCAGTGACTGAATGACGTACCTCTTACTCGCCGCCATATCCTCAACCAGCGCCTCCTCTGTCTGTCCCCATGCGTCCTGCAACGCTCTAGCAACCAGTGGGTGCTTGGTGAGTTTGTAGGCATTAGCGCTCACGGTGTTGTCGTTACCCTTGTCGTTTGGGTATGCCTCTCTGTAGGCTGCTCTGCTTGTTTTCCCTGCAAGCTTGGCTGCAATGAATGTCCTCATCCCGTGAGTCATCTCTCTATTCCGCACTACAGCAAAGTGAGCCTGCGCCATCTGTTCGGCTTCGCCTAGGGTCACGGGGTTTTCAAAATCAGTATCAGCTAGGTGACCCTCATCTGCCCCGCTCTCAGGCACTGGTTCATCCATTGAATCGAGGTCTTCAATCGTAAGCTTGTTTGCCATAGTCAACTCCTATTCCTGTACAAGTACGCAGTACTGTTTAAACACTCAGTATACACCTTGCGGAGTTATCCACAAGTTATCCTTTTTGACCCGTTTTTATCCACAGGGTTATCCCGACTTTGTCCACAACCCTTGTAAGTTTCACGTAAGTTTCACGTAAGAAAGGCGCTGGTGAGGTTTTCTGAGACCACCCAAGGGGTATGGTGCTTGAACCCGTTTAAATCGCTCTACGGGCCTCTAATCGCTTCAAAGAAGACAGACGTTGGCAACCTCTGTTGTTCACCACAGTTGCTAATCACTGGTAGCGCCTCGCGCGCGCATCGCGTGAATCTATTAGTTCTACGGTGTTTCCAGTAACACTAGGTAGAACCAACTGTTCTTGCTAATTGCATCAGGCCCATGAAAATCGCAACTATTGTTTCTCGACTGGCTGATGTAAACGCTATTACATTTCGTTTCAAGGCAATATCGTTTGCCGGACACAAAACCCTCCCTTAAAGAGTTGCGCTTTGACCAGTCTGAGGCCACCGGACTGAGATGCTAGATGGAACAACCCTACCGACTAAATGCCCGTAGGTGAGGCCCATCCGCACGGGGCCAAGAAAAGAAAAGACGGCGGCCTGTCTGATATTTCAGCGGTCTGCCCTGTTCGCAGGGCTCACCAGTGCAATATCGCACTTCATTGGAGACCATGCCATGTTTCATATCCCTGCTCACAAAAATACCGACAACCCTCCCGCTCAATTCACCCCTAAGTGAGGCGCACCATGAGCAAGTTTCAACACTACACCGACCCCATGCTGGCCTATGCGCTGGCTGACTGCTACGCCGCACTGGAGGCTGGCAAGTATGAGGCTGACCATCCCTACGGGCGCAAATTGTGGGGTGAGATAGATGCCATACGGGACGTGCAAATGCGCAACCGTTCAATTGCCAAGGCCGTCTCCCGCCGTATCAAAGCGGGAACCCTTGAGACCGCCTGACATTTCAGCGGCTT